TGGGCGATGTTCACGGACTTTCCGGAACCGGCCGATCCCTTCAGAATACGATAGCGGCCGCGCCACTCATTGACAGGGCGGAAGACTGGGTTGAACTGGGCGGACGCCTTGAACTCAATCTTCGCCGCCGTAGTCATAGTTGATCACCACCGTCACAGGCGCGTTCCCTTCGGGATTGTCCTTGAACATTCCCAGGTGACGACCGCACAGTTCCAGGGCCTTCAGCTTGTCGGCCATCTTCACTTCGCGTTCGACGCTCGTTCCGAGCTCCGTCGGGGTCTGCTTCACCTTGACGCCGGCGATCACCGCCAGGTCGTCTTCGACAGCAGTCCCCAGGACTTCAGCCGTGTTCAGGTCGATCACGTCCTTCGGGTTCAGGAAAGCGATTCGTCCCAGTTCGCGAAGGACGCGGTCGGCGTTGATCCCCGTCCGCTTCGACCTTTCGGCCATCGCCTGATCAATGCGCGCGCGAATTTCAGGTTTCTTCAGCAATTCGAATCCAATACTTCCCGCAGAATCCGGAGAATATCCGGCGCGGATCGCGGCCTGGGTCGCGTTCAGGTCGATCAGATATTCTTCACAGAAGACTTCATTCTTCTTCGTGATCTTCGCCATGATTCACACCGTCCTTTCTTCGTGATCCTCTGAAAGCGGGTACAAAAAAGACGCCCCCGAAAGGACGTCTTTCTGTACCCTATTCAAAAGGAGGGGGAACACGCTGTTCCCGACTATAATTCTACCACATGGATTCGCAGATTGAAAGTCTCATGTGTATTCACCTGTATTCATCTTTCAGCGGAAGGAATCGGATTTATACATGGTGGCGAATAGGGAGTCCAGGGCCGTTTTCCTCTGGCGGTAGATCGTGGCCTTCGCCATGTGGAGGAAGTCAGCCGCTTCTTTGTAGGATCGGAAGGGGTAATACAGGGCCAGAAGGACGCACTTCGATTGACTGTCCATGTCCAGGATCGCGGACAGGACGTCTTCGATCTGCTGGGCCTGACGTTCCAGGGTGCCGATCCGGCAGTCGGCGGTGTTCCGGCGCTTCTCCGTCCGTGTGACCATGTTCACCATTCGGGCGTCTGGGTCTGGGGAGGACTGGACGCGGACGCCGGCGTCGGAAAGCTGGCTGGAAGGGAAGGCGGATTCCAGGATTTCCTTCAGGTCTTCGGCCAGGGCGGCCCGCTCCGCCGCGATCTGGGATTCTATGACGCGCGCTTCCTGGTCGTGGTTGCGAAGGACGTCCATGACGCGGAAGCGTACCCAGGCCTTCCGCTTCTCTTCCTTTTCGTTCTGATCCATGCGTTTCACCGCCTTTCTTCTGGGGGTGTCAGAACGGAAGTTCTCCGTCGTCGTCTTCAACCTCCGTGAACTGCTGGTCCGCGGCGGCGGCCATCTGGTCGGCGGCGTAGGAACCGGCGCCCTGGTCCTTGCCGTCGGCGAACTCCACGGAGTCGGCTACCACTTCGACCGTCTTCCGGTCGTTGCCTTCCTTGTCCTTCCACTTCCGGACCTGGATCGAACCGGTCAGGGCGACGCGCTTCCCCTTGCGAAAATACTTGTTCACGAACTCCGCCGTCCCGCGCCACGCCACGCAGTCCACAAAATCCACGGTGTCACGCTGGAAGCGGCGGTCGACGGCCAGGGCGAAGGACACGACAGGCGTCCCCTTCTCCGTGCGCCTTAATTCCGGTTCACGGGCCATTCGGCCGATCAGTTGAACTTGATTCATGGTGTCGCCGCCTTTCAGAACCGCTTCCCGTGCTTATAGGGGCGACCGGCGTTGTAGGCCATCTTCTCCGCGATCACGGCGTCGGCCAGTTCCACGGCCACGCCTTCGGGCTTCTGGTTTCTGTACTGACAGGCGTCTTCGTGGCCGTACTGGAAGCACTCGGTTTCGTCCGCGGGGTCGCAGGGAAGGGACGGGTCGCCCTCCGTGCAATGATACCAGACCAGGGGCCGGCCGGCGCGTTCCTCTTCCAGGGCTTCGGAAAGTTCGCTATGGATCAGCGCGATCGCCGTCCCGAAGGGAAGGGGCGGGTCCCAGAAGCCGTGTTTGACGGCGTTGTCGTGTGCCTTCTGAACGATGTCTTTGATCTCCATGTCTGTTCTGTTTCCTTTCTGCACGATAGCAAGTCGGACTTCGTCCGCTTGCCCGTGCTATCATTTGATTTCAACTTCTTTCAGTCGTTCACTATGTAGAACCGGACATTCTGGCGGCCGAACTGAAGGGCGTCGTCGTGGCTCTCGAAGTAGACGTCGATCTTCTGGCCCTGGATCGCTCCGCCGCGGTCCTGAACGACCATTTCGCCCAGGCCTTCCACGAACAGGACGGTCCCTGGCGGGTAGATCGACCAGTCAGCGGCGATCGTCACGCCCTGGACAGCTTCGGCGCCGCTGGCGGTGTAGACGATCCCGTCCGGCCGGTTCAGCGCCCAGGAACCACAGCACCGTTCACATGGACAGTACGCGGTCGCCACGGCTTCGATCCATTCCGGTTCCGGCTCCGGAACTGTTTCCGTTTCGGAAAGGGTTCCAGAAGGCCCCTGGAAGGCCGCTGACGGCGTTTCCTGGGCGGGTGGTCCGTTTACACTTCCGGCGTCTTCGGAACACGCACCGGCGAAGGACGTCAGCACCAGGGCCGTTCCCGCGATGATGGACAGGACGCCGGTCAGAAAACGCTTCATCATGTGGGTTCACCTTCTTTCTGTTCTTCCTCTTCAGGTTCGGGGATCGGCCGAAAGCAATCGCACCGGACGACGCGGTCGTCGTCGGCGTGGATCGGGTTCGGCCGTCCCTGGTCGAAGGCTTCCACACACGCCACGCAGTAGTCGCCCAGGCGGCCGCGCGCGGGGTCGTCGATGAACTGGATATTGTCGCACTTCCGACAGTTGAAGTCGTAGCGCCACTTCGGCAAGTTCTTACGCCTTCTTCCGATCATGGCTTTGCTTCCTTTCTATGGGTTGTCCGCACTCCGGACACTTGCGCGGGATTCCGGCTTCGGTCCGTGCAAGGTCGGCACAGCAGAAGGGGCAGACGAAGACGTCGCCGCCTTCAAATATGGAATACTGGATCGCCGGCGGGACGCCCTGGCGCTTCTTCTGGGCCATTCCAGGATCAGGGCTTCCAGTCCGGACACGGCTTTTGTCCGAAGTAGGGCGGATAGTTCGGAAGGATCAGTTTGTCATGGGCGACACAGCCGATCAGCGTCCCGCCTATGCGGACCAGGTTCCCACACGTCGCACACGCCTTTTCTTCCTTCTCGACCTTCCGGCGGACTTCTTCAAGGAACGTCATGGTCTTCACCGCCTTTCACAAGTCGGGCTTGCTCCCAGAAGCCACGTTCGCCCTTCGTTCTGGCCCGTGCGGTTTCCAGGGCCTTTCCGTAGTCGTGATACCGGCCGCGTTTTTCTGTGACGCCCTTCACGATGTCGGCGATCGCCTGGTCTACCATGTCGGGCGGATAATAAAAGCGGGGGTATTCTCCGGACGTGTCTATTCCCAGGCTCTTCATGGTCGTGATGATATTGAAGCGGTAGTTCAGGCCGGCTTTCCCTGTATGGTCAGACAGTCGAAGACTGTTTCCCAGGCCGTAGTCGAACTTCAAGTAGACGCTGTTCGTGGAATAGGCGTCATATCTATGAATCAGGACTTTTCCGGCCAGTTTGTCGCAGACATACGCGGCAAGGTCCTTTACTGTTGCCATGCTCCGCCGCCTTCCAGGGCCGCTTCGGCCGCTTCCTTCGTCAGGAAGACCGTCTTCCAGATGTCGTGTTCGGTGAACTGCTCGGACGACCAGGCCGTCGTCCCAAGGCGTCCGCGAAGGACGCTGAAGGACGTCAGGCCGTCCGCTCCCGCTCCGACGAACATGACGGTCGCCGACACGACGCGGCGGCGCCGGATCAGCCAGACGGTCCCGTTCGGCTTCACAGGGAGGATCACACCGCCGGCGTCGCGGAAGTCGGCCAGAAGGTCCAGGACCAGGGCGTCCATGACGCCCTTTCCGATCTCGTAGGTGTGCCGGTGTTCGTTGGCGTGGAACGCGATCCGGTCCTTCAGCCGCTGGGCCAGGTCCGCGTTCTTGCCGAAAATGCCTTCACTCATGGTCATTTTCTCCTTCCACTTCGTCGCCCCAGACGTCCCAGCCAGGGGCGGTCTTTCTGGCGAAAAGTTCGATCATAGCGCCCCCCCCCGCAAGCTGGACGATCCTGTCGCGGGTTTCCGCCGGCTTCTCGCTGTGCCGGCCGATCGGCGCGTCGATCACGCTATGGACGTGTGCGTCTGCGCGCTTCGGTTTCCCCCTGGTCGCCAGAAGGCACACTTCGGGGTTTGATCGCGTCCAGTTA